TGTGTGACATTTTCTGGATTCCTCCAAGAACTGATATCAACCGTAGCACCTCTTGCTCCTCTGTGTGACCACGAGGCGCAAGTCTCGTAAGATATTGTGTAATTAATGCGGCATCTGACGGGCGCATACTCTCTCCTTCTACTGGGAAGGAAAGGTTATCAGAGCCTGAAAGTTGCGGTTATTGTGATAACAAGATAGAGTGTCAAAATATGAGAACCACAACAATAATTTTATCAACTCAAGAGTTTTTAAATATCTATGAGACATTCCGCCTACATCATGACAATCAAGAGTTAGACAATTTAGGGGAAGAAATGACAGAAGATATGATGAACAAACTTCTTGATGCTGAGGACATTGCCTGGAACACTATTAGTTCCATAGTTAAAAGAGAAGGTTTATAAGTCTTCGTATTCTTCGTGCTGACCCGTGTTTCTCAGGTATTCATGAAAGTCAAAACCACGAGTACGATCTCCCTTTAACTGTTTATACCCAACCCAAGCACGGGCTTGGGCAACATTTGGAAGCAATCCACGCTCTTTTGCGACTCTGTTGTAAACATGAGCCAAACTGTTATACCCACTCAAACTATTTAGGTCACGAGTGTCACCAGTTAGTACATGACCAGTCAAAGCATCATGTGCGTGACGATCAATAGTAACAAAGTTTGGGTTAGATGGGTCCGCCAGGTTTTCAAAAAAGTTAGGAGTTTTTAAGGCAGTGCTACCAGGTACAACAATGCTTGCACGAGGATCAGCACCTCCTAATATGTTCCTAGCCTTATTTTGATGTTCAACTGAACCTCGGTACCAATGGCCTTGTGAGATTGCACCACCTTTTGCAAGTTGATGAGAAACGATAAGGTTTCTATCCCATTCATTCGCAGGGCTAGTTACCGCAAGAAGACCTGCACCAATTTCGTGTGCTGGAGCATGCTCAGCACCACTTAAAAGTCCAAGTTTTCTCGCATGCTCATGACCTTCCTGATACCAGATATCCCCAGCATGCTCCTGCTCAGGAGTTAATGTATCTAAAATTCTATGCAGGTTACCTGACATAACATTCATACGACGAGTATTAATAGACAATTCAGAAGATGATGGTTTACGACCAAGTTTTGGTAATGGACCAGTACCAGACCATCCCGTTGGTTGTTGAAAACCTTCACCCAATGATCTGACAATGCGAAGAGGGGAACCAGCCATTACAGAACCTTAAACTTTCCTGGGGTGTATAGAGCATGACCAAACTGACCAGCAATATAAGAAGACTTACCAGCCTTATACCGGTTATAAGAAGACACGCCCTTACGGCGCATTTTATTAGAATCAAACTTCTGTCCTGGATTAGTGATCATAGATTTACCGTACTTACGGCCCTCTAGGTCTAACTTCTCAGACTTGAAGTTCTGCATCGGGTCAATAATGAATTCACCAATACCTGATGCATAGCGGGGCATATTTAATGACCGCTTACCACCCAAGGGGCTAGGTACAAACGGGTTAGAGACCTTGGTGGCAACACCAAAGTTCTCAGCGCGCGCCGTAACTAGTTCATTACCTTTTTGGACGCGACGAAACATCCCCGCAACTGCCTCATAAGTAGACAATTCCGGAGATGACCCAATCGTGCCACTCGGTACTGGGCCAGTTACCGAGAAACCCTCGGCAGTGCCCATGATCAGTCGTAAACGACTGTTGGGTTCGGGCGGTTCATGTGACCACCCGTGTTGTACGAGTATTCAAATTGCGGGATGTGGTCTCCAGCCATTGAACCCTGTACGAATTCACCGAGTACGCCTGGGGCTTCAATCCACGACGCTGACCCAACATGGGCGCGCTCGCGCATTGTTTCCTCAGCGTACTTGTAGAACATCTCAGGGTTGTTATGGTTCTGTCGCATGGGCGACGGAGCGGTGTCCTCGTAAGCACCAACGCCGAAGTCATAAGGGACATCGCTATCGGTGGCTATGCCTTCTTCAAAGCGTAGCGGGCCACGGTTACCCGGGATGCTTGGGGCGTACGAACGCTCAAACACTGGGGTGCCTTTTTCTGGAAACATGGGAACAGGTGCAACTGCCATCTATGGATTCCTCCTAGTAGGGGTTTATCTCCACTTATCGTAGCATAGTTTACCTGTAAAAGGGAGAGTTAAATGACTCTACCATTGGCATTACTTCTAGTGCTGTCATACTGCAAGCAATTGCTAGTGAATCGGGGTAGTCGTCAAACGCACCCTTCTCATCAGGGGCGGCTGCTAATAGGTACGGACCGCGGTAAATCTTTTCAAGGTCACACATCTGCTGGTTGAACTTCTTCCATGATCGGGTGCGCCGAGCCTTGGAGTGTCCAGGAATAATCAACTGTTCCCGTTGCATTAACTCGGTTAGATGGACCCATCGCTCGTTCTGAGTCTTGGCATCAGACGAGACAGCCAACACCTCAATCTCAGGGAGCAAGAGTTGTAGACGCTCGGTGACAGCGCCGCCCACACCTTGGGAGTCCACACCAATGCGGTAGACATCAAAGTTACGGATGAAGTCAATCATCTCAAAGTATTGCTGTTCCCACTCAACATTGTTAATTTCTAGCCAGTCAAGGACGCGGTGCTCAAAGAAACCAAACCCATCAGGGTGGTCCCAATCAACCCATACTGCGGTAGCCACGGTGGAGTCATTGGTTCGCGCCACATCTATACCCATGACAATGGGGCTACGCCACCACTTCTTCACAATAGCCATAGATGGGTCGTACAGGCGCTCTAGGCGCTCCTCGGTAACAAACATACCCTTTTCCAAAATCCACTTGTTGCAGTAGGACATTTGGAACTCGTCAGAATCTTCACCAATACGGGTCTTTTCCTTAGCAATGAATTTGCCGTAGTTATCGTTGTATTTAGCGGCAACTCGCCAGTCGTACTCAAAGTGTGCCTGTCTGTGGCCCCGTCTGGCATTTGTGTCACGGCGCTTATTAAACTGGATCATCTTATAAAAGTAAGACTTATTCCTAGTAGCCGTGCCCGTAAGAACAATAGAACCGTTGTTGAACGCCAACATTGGCTTAATTGACTTAGAAATCATGAACTCGTCAGCCTCTTGGGCTTCGTCAATCATGACGAAGTGGTAGGTCTTAGATTCAATCTTTGCCTTAGGGTTACAGGTCTGCATACGGCAGAGTGACCCTGACTTCTTCAGGCTGATAATGCGACCCTTACCTCGGGCGCCACCTGATGCTGCTTTGTCGTCAATCTCGGGATCAAGCAGGAAGTTCATGGCGTGTTCGCTGGTCAACTTACTGACGATACGACCGAACACGGTGTCAGCCTGATCCTCAACGGGGGCAAACACACCGCACCAAAAGCCCCTCTCAAACTTACCCAGCCATGTGGGATAGACCTTGGACAGGCGCGGGAGAATGACCATCATGGATGCCATGACATTAGAAAGAACCTCAGACTTACCCGATTGGCGGGTAGCAACGAGGGTTATTTCTTCACCGTCGCCAAGGACAATTGATTCAATGATCCGATAAGCAATTGGGACCTGATAAGGGAATAAGGTGACATTAGTGAACTCTTCGGTAAAGACGATTAACTTCATGACCAGTTGGTCAACGAATTCCGTAGATGTTTCGTCTAGTTCTTCCTCTTGGTAGTCACCAATATCTTCGTTGTATTCCGTATCTTCAATATCTGATTCTTCACTCATAAGAGTAAGTATAAAACAAAAAGCAACATAGGGTTACTTATTGATATCTCTGGAGGCGATTTCTTTTAATATCTCGTGGAATACTTCAGCGGCCTGGAGTACCTCAGCATTAGTCCCATCACGGTAACGCCAGTTATCAAATGACTGGCAGGTGTAGATCAAACACTGCTCTCCCCATGTGGCTAATTCTGACTTAGTCATCTTTTGGAGTCGGGCAATCTTTGGGAGATCAGACTTAGGCTTGCGTCGCATCATTTCCAGTCCCTGATTTCTTTTGCATTGTCTTTCAGGAAACGCCCCTGAACAGCGATCATCAGACCATCATCGTCAGACATGTCAGAACCTACCTTAGAAATACCAATTTGGAAGGTATGTTTCCGAACTTTTATTTGGATGCCCTTACCGATGCGCCAGGGTGCAGATGTTTGGCGCATAAATCCAGGTGCAATAAATGGTGTACCCGCAGGTACCACATCTCTACAAATCCAATACACAGGACCTACCGCCTGGACGGCATTCATGGTGTCCTTGAATATTAGGAACGATATGAAACAACTAATCAGTAGGGCGATGCCTGTCATGGGGGACATAAGGATAACGCTTACTACTACCCAAACGATTGACGCCAACCATGCTGACATGGCTAGAAATGCTCTCATTGTAATTCCTTGTTGTTAAACGGGCCAACTACTCTTAGTATATCCAAATGGTTCAAGAATCTGTCTAATACCCTTACCCTTAGAACTGTACTCACGATAATTGCGGTAGATGTCTAACGGCATGGGTCCATATTTGTAAACGCCACTGGTGACTCCAGCGCGGTTACGAAACATCACATACACATAGCCAAGGATGTTATATGAGGAACCACCCTTAGAGCGGTCAGTCTTAGCGATCCTAGAGAACTGCTTAGAAAGGATACTTAACCCCTCATCAACGCTGTCCCCAATACCCATGTCTTCAGTTATTTCATCCTTAGTGGCGACAGGTACGAACACATGGGCCACGACGCAAGAACTCTTGGTCGGACCCATGTAGTACTGATCTACTGGTTGTACCCAGTAGACACCAAAGTCATCACCGCTAGGTATGAGTTCATTCATACCTGCGTAGAGGTTTGTGGGTGGCAGACGAGCGCCAGTGGTCTTATCAATACGACCAGTGGAACCGCCGTCCCGTTGTCCTTCTTCTAACCTGTCCCAGACGCTTTGAGCGGCTGGACCTAATCCTCGTTTTTTAGTTGCCACTATTTATCAGCCGAACATGGCTTTCCATGTCGTCGGACCAACAACGCCATCATAAGTGAGACCCTTGGACTTCTGCCAGTTACGCACAAGTTCATGGGTCTTGGCGCCAAAGTCACCATCGGGCTTTGCGCCAACGATTGCTTGAACCAACTTGACGGCGTCACCCTTTGAACCTTGTTTAACGGGTGTTCCTGGGTAGGCAAAGGTGAGCGACGGTGCGCCTGATGCTGATGGAGCAGGGGCGGCTGGTGCGGGGGCAGGTGCGCCATTAGGGGTACTGTCACCGAGGCAGTACTGCCAGTGCCATGCCTCAAACTCTTTTGACTTCGGGTCTGAACCTTGTAGATAGAAACCATATGAGGGGGCATTAGCGCACATCCACTCAAAACAAGCGCCACCCATTGATGCGGTCTTACCGCCCTGATCATAACCAAGGTCAATTGCGAGACCCCAGCCATGGTTAGAACCCTTGAGACCCGTGGGGTCTGGAGCGGCTGAAGGGGCTTTACCCTTCTTGAGGTACCAGGTCTTACCCTCGTACTTGCGTGTAACGCCAGTACCAGTATCTTCGGTGACATAGCGGTCCATAAACATTGTTAGTTGACCTTCAAATGAGCGGTAGTCGCCCACATTCTTCAGTTTGAAGCCAGCGGCGAGAGCGGCGTCGTACAACTTATTGAATTGCTCTGCGACTGGTGCGTACATCTTTCCGCCAGTTTTAACGGAAGCCAAAACGCTTGGTGCTAACTGACCGTTCTTATACTGCTTGAGAGCGGTTGGGACCACCAATTTGATGCAGGGGTAATTCATAAGTATCTCCTTTAGGCTGAACCGCCGTCGGTTCCAGTAGTTGTCTTTAACCAGAATACATTAGAAAACTGGTCATCGTCGCTTGCAACAATGATCATATCACCCGGAATAGGTACGGACCATACACCACCAATTGCCTCCCTATCCACATAGGACAGGGGTAGATAACTATTTTCACCCATAACATGAGGTAAAGATACATAGATTTCACCAGTGGTGCTATTAGACGATTTAACAAGCGCCCTATAAATCTTGCCACCTGGATTAAACATAGTTACTCAGTAACTTCCTCGTTATTGGCTTTCTGTATAGCATCAATCGTAGCCTCTAGGACTGCGATACGCTGGGCCTGCTGTGAAATCTGGTTCACGAGCGATTCAACAATCTTGTTGACATCTAGTTGTACATTAGACATTATTTTCTCCTTGTTTTACCCATCTACAGGTATCTTCATCTAAAATCCACTCACCCTCGGCGGGTTTTATTGGTATAAAAGCATCACGACTTTCATCGTATGTAAATCCAATACCAGCATAGTTCTTACGGAAGTTGCCGTTGTAACTTGTTTGCACCCAACGACCACCAAGGTTCTCAATTAACCATTGATAACCCTCATCACCATTCGGGTCGTCGTTATCGCATTTAACAACACTAATAACAATATTGTTTTCATCTAGTTTAGCAAAGTGACTCATAGTAAGTACCTAATTACAACTACGCCTGAACCGCCGTTGGCTCCAGCAGTACCATCATCGCCGCCGCCACCACCGCCGCCAGTTACACCAGCACTTTGTACACCACCAAGACCTTTGCCTCTTCCTCCGCCACCAGCACCACCAACAGCACCATAATCAGAATTATAATATCCGCCAGCACCACCACCTCCGCCGCCATAGACAGAAAATCCAGCAAATGGTGCTACGCCCGCACCACCAGCACCACCATCGGCAGTGCCTTCGCTACCATCACTATCTCCACCTGCTCCACCGCCGCCGCCGCCCTGAGTGCCCCCAAGACCACCCGACATACCGTTTCCGCCGTAACCACCATCATTGGTGGATGCGCTTCCACCTCCACCACCGCCAGTACCATTAGTACCAGAAAAAGTTGTATTGCTACCATTCGTGCCATTTACTTGGGATTGGTCTGCGGCACCTGCACCACCAGCACCAATAGTTACGGCATACGAGCCAGCAGTAAGTATTGAAGTATTGCTACCAATTCCACTACCTCCACCACCACCACCACCATAGTCATCATTGTCTGTCTGTCTCCCAGTACCAGCACCGCCACCACCGCCGTAACAAACATACGAACATGACTTAGAACCTGAAGCAACAACAAAGTTGCCCGAAGCAGTAAAAACATGGTAACGATATCCACCACTATCTGTAGTAGTACCACCAGTAGCAGAAAAAGGTTGCGTGTAAGTATTAACAACCCCAGTACGGGCCAACAAAGTCATGCCGACAAATCTCCAATTGCTAACCAAGTATTAGTTGCCCGCTTAATCAAAGTTACAGCAGACCACTGACCAGTAATTTTTAGGTTACCTGACTTGGTGTTTAAAGTAACTCCTGCGGCAACGGCTAAAGTTGTTTGACCTGCGCCAACCTGGATAACAAGAATCTGTGTACCAATAGGGAATCCAACACTAGCATTGGTCGGAATAGTTAAAATGTTAGCCGACCCTACGCTTGTTTCAACAACCTTACCTGCGTCGGTCAAAGCAAGGGTTGCGCTTGCGCTTTTGGTAACAGTTGAAATCTTGGCAGTCTGATACAAAAGCGCAGACCATGCAGTAGAACCATCACCAATTTTAAACAGGTTGGTATCTGTTTCTAAGCCCATCTCACCTGAAGCAAGAGTAGGGTTTGTAGAGGTCCAGTTAGCGGCGGTATCACGCCGTACTTGTATGAGTGCGTTACGAGCCATTGTTTTGTCCTTGTTTAATTATGTTTTCTAATTCTGCAACTCGTTTTCTTAATTCTTTTACTTCCGCTACAAGCACAGAGACTACACCATGGAATGACCAACCTACTGGTTTAAGTGTTCCGTCTTCCATACCTTTGTATTGAGCCAAGTGACCAGTGCCAACTTGAGCCATTTCGTCGGCAATAAATCCATATTCAAGGTCAGCATCTTTCCAAGCAGCGGTTGTTTCGTCATCTTGGTCAGTTATTTTTTCTTGATATGTTACTGGGATCATCTGATCTATTAGTACACCACTGTCAAGGAGAGGATTAATATTTCTTTTTAATTCTCGCATTGATGTAAAATACTGATAATTACCAAATGTTGCACCACGCAGAACATAGTTGTAACCACTAGTAGTGGTTGTTGCTGAGGAAGTATCCCAAATGCCTGAAGTTATAATAGTTTTACCATTATAGATACGGACAAAACTTGTATCTTGCATATACCATCCGCCACCATATGTTTCATTATACCAACCAGTTGTGCCGGTTGACCTAAACCAGTTAGAGGCGTATATCGTATTTATTGGACTTGCGGCGGTATTTATATCATAAACTCCAGTTAGCGACCCTGATATCGCTGCTGAACCATTAAAACTCTGACCCCAAAGCGTTCTTGCCGTAGTTAAAGTTGCAGCACTACCAGTCGTGTTTTGGTTGAGTGTTGGGAATGTGCAGTTAGTAAGTGTTCCCGACGATGGTGTTCCTAGCACGGGAGAAGTAAAAGTAGGTGATGTAAGTGTGATGCCAGCGAGCGTCAATGCTCCACTTGCTCTAGTTAGATCAACCGAAGTGGTTCCAATATTGACTGATGGCAAACGGGCCGACGCTACTGTCCCTGTCAAGTTTCCTGCGGGGATTGAGGTACAGTTTGTAAGAGTACCGCTTGAAGGAGTACCAAGCGCACCACCAGAAACCAAGTTACCTGAAGCCGTGCCTGTCAATGCGGCAGTAATAGTTGTAGCAGTAAAGTTACCACTAGAATCACGAGCAACAATTGTAGAAATAGTGTTGGCTGAAGTTGCTGTGGTCGCAGAGTTAGGAATTGATGTAAGTGATGCACCTGAACCGCTGAATGTTCCCGCTGTTGCAGTACCTGTGACCGCCAAAGAACCTAAAGTACCAACACTTGTTAAAGATGACCCAGTAACAGTTGATTTAATAGTAGTACCAGGAAGAGTTTCAGCACTAAAAGAAGTGCTGTTATAGGTATTCCAAGTAGTGCCATCATAAATCCAGGTTTTGTTACCTACGGTGTAGGTATCGTTGGTTGCTGGTGAGTTGGGAAAGTCAATTGCCATTATGCGCTACCTCCATCTAGTCCAGAACTTGGGGAACCTATTTCAATCCAGAACGAATCATAATACACATACATTGCACCAGTGTTGGATTTATACCACATGTTACCTGAGGTTGGCGAGGCTGGAGCGGTGTCACTAACCGTCACTGACGAACCACCACCTGATGCTGTAGCAGGTGCAAACTTAGTTCCGTTATATGACAATACTTGGGCACTTGTAGCCCCAGCAGGATCAATTTCAATCCCTTTAATAAAAAGGGACTTTAGGAAGTTAGCCATTGTTGTCCTTTAATGACAGATTAAGCAAGAATGACGACTCGGTACTGGTTTGAAGTGGGGGCTGTGGCAAAGTATACAGTTGTTGTAGAACTGGTATTAACAACATCAGCGTATACAACTTCTCCCGTGGAAACTTGATATACCGATACGGAAATGTCTGCGGTACCAAGCCCATGGGTAATTGAATAAGAAGTGGCGCTAGTGGCTAAGGTTTCAGCATGCTTCTTCTTTGTCCAAACTGGTGCGCTTGCTCCTGCGGTAAGTACATGTCCTGAAGTACCTAATCCAAGGGTCGTGGTTGTTGCAGAACCAGTCTGGTAAACAATTGAACCAGCGGCACCACCAGTAACATTGGTAGCAGTTGTAGCGGTTGATGAGTTACCCGTGTACTCAGTTGCTGATAATACCTGGGTACCAGCAATTTTAAGTACTTTGCCTGCCGCAAGATCAAGGTTCTCAGAAGAAGTCCATGAACTGGTTGCAGACACCCAGTTCCAGGTCTTGTTTCCATCTACGCCACCCGCAACAGTAATACCTCCACCATTTGCGGTGGTGTTGGTTGGAGTAGTTACTGAACCTAAAACAATGTTTAGGTCGTCTACGGTGACAGTAGTGCTGTTGATTGTGGTAGTTGTACCGTTTACAACTAGGTCACCAGCAATCGTAGTGGTGCTATTAGAGGCACCAATGTTAACTGCGGTAGCCGCACCAGCAAAGTTGACAGTAGCAACTGTGGTGTTAAGTAAGTCAAAGGAAGAAGAACCAGTTGTAATACTGGTGGTAATGGCTGGTGAGGTTCCAAAAACAAGAGCACCAGAGCCAGTCTCATCTGAGATAACTCCAGCAAGAGCCGATGATGTAGTAGCCGCAAACTGTCCAAGGGTCCCAGAAGTTACAGCCACTCCCGTGACTGCGCCGACACTTGCGTTGACGCTACTGACACCAGTACTTGAAGTTAGGTAGGTAGCGGTATCAACTGACCAAGTACCTGAACCGTTGGTTTTGAGGAAACCTGAGGTACCAGTGAGGGCGGCAATAGCCGTGAGGTCAGCATCTACTGGTTGCCAAGTACCAGAAGGCCCAACTGATAGTTCCACCCAGGCGCTACCGTTGTAGTACTTAAGTTTATTTAACCCGCTGGCGGTATCAAAATATAAGCCACCTAGTTTTGCACTAGCGGATGGGGCGGTACCAGTGTTATGAATTACAATATTCTGTAGTTCATTACCAGTTAGATCAATATTTGTAAGAAACTTAGACATGAGACCTCACGATAAATAGGCTTTTCCACCAAAGGAAGCGTTGAATGATACGGTTACAATGTTTTGTGATACATAGTTTACATCACCTATCACATAGTTGCCCCCGCTATCCACTACGGATACGGCAGGGAAAAACCCAAGGTTATGTGTAATTGTCCAAGTTGTAGACGAAGTTATTTGGTTATGCGTGTAATTACCACCAACTGGTAGAACAAAGTTAAGAGTTTGAGACGGTGCTGTACCAGTAAGGGTTACTACGGGCGCTGGCCCGGAAACGACTGTACCAACCGTTAGAACATTAGGTGGTCCAGCCACACCAGGGTCGTGTATCTCCAGCAGACGATCAGCGGGTTCTGAGACCACTGAGTCTGTCTTAGTGCGGGTAACCGTAATAAATGTGCCCGCAGGCTTGGATACCTCTACAGTGCTCATGCTGGGGGCGTAGACACCGCTTGCTGGAC